ACCGTAACGCCCGACGGGAAGCGGGTATTCCTGCGGTTAGGATTACCAAACAGCCAAAACCTCGCATAGTACGAACCGCCGTAATACCGGCAATTAGTTATCAGTTTTCTCATGTCGGCATCTTCTTTAGTCCATGCAATAACCACATTGTTTGAACCTTTTTCCGGCGGATCGACGAAGGTTATTGTTCCATAGTCAAGGTCAACGGTATAATCCGTTATTACTTCCTGTTCAATGCCGCCGACATATACCGAATCCACCGAATTAATGTCATACTCGGGCAGTTGGAATATAGACAATTCTCCATCTGCGGAAAAATTCATCTTCTTTTTGCCGGTTATGTAGTTTATGCCTTCATAAATTGTGCCTCCGCCATACGGCGGGGCTGCGGTCGCAAACGTCGGGACATACCCCTCAACCTGTTTGAAAGTTGTGCCATCCCACGAATAAAACTCCGTGCCGTCAAGGATATAAACGGTGTTATTCGCAACAAAAAAGGTGGTCGGGTATGCGTCGGCCACCGGTCCGAGTTCTTGTTCTGTTTCCGTGTCAAAGTCGTATTCGTAAACCTTGCCGCCTCTCGCAAACAGGAAATGATTTGTGCCGTGAATTCTTCCGTACCACATCCCGTTTACTTTCTTTTCAGAAACCTTCTCGTTCAGGCTTTTATAGCCATACATCTTTTTAAGTTTCCGGTCGTCCGTTATCATCCAGTTTGACATTTCGCTTGCCTCGCCCAACTGTAGCAAGGTTTCAGTTTCGGATTTGTTCACGCCCAAAAACGTGTCTATAACAAAATATTGAGGTTCCGGCATTATTAATCACCTACCCCCCAATCGAATACGTCTGCAATCTCTGTCGGTGTCAATGGTTCATCCGTCACCGCGTCAACGTACATCTGCATAAATTCTTCCCTTGCGTCTGCCGACAGTTCATCCATCATGTCGGAACGCGCAAAGCACTTGACAAGGTACGGAACCGCTGATATTGCAACGTGTTCGGGATATTCTATCTCCTGTTCAAGAGAGGTTATTTTCGTTGGTTGTGATATGTAAACTATTCTAATTAGCCCGTCATAGGAAAACATGGTGTATAGATTATCGCCTTCCCATTTAATCTGTGAATTACCCTCCTGGTACTGCCATTTCGGGTACTCGGTTATTATCTGTGAACGGCTGATAAAATCGCTCGGCATTTCCACNTTGTAATACGCCTTGAAGTCCGGTACTTTTGAAGCCGACGGGTATTTATAAGGCGACAAAGACCGGTTGATATGCCTAAAGTAGTATTGACCGCTTACCGTCATGGTTATTTGCGAATCCTGACTTTGCGGAAGTAATATACCCTTCAACGACAAAAAAGAGGTCGTTCCTTCGGGTACGGTTATGCTTATATCCCCCGTAAAGTCCGTTTCGTCGCCGTCATTGAACACATACTTTCCGCTTAAAGGAGTTCCATTTTCGGTAAACGATACGGTACAATCACCGTCAACACCTATATAGAAACAGTTTGCGCCTTTTGCGGAATACTCCTGTTCCTCGTTATTGTTTTCTACAATTTCGCTTATATGGCTCAGGTCGCCGAGTAAATTCTTTTTACGAACGCATGACATTTCAAATATCTTTTTCTGCCCTGCACGTTTCGCCATGCGCTTACTCCATATTTCAAGCAGATATGGGGCTTTGGCTCTGTATTCGGCAACATCCTCTGGATTTAAACTGCCCGTTTCGGTCATTTCGTCCATTTTAGCCATTGCCATCATAAATATTTCTTCTCCGGTGTATGCCATTTAATCACCTACTTTTTAGGATGGTCTATTCGGTAATGGGCCAACAATTCACCCATATTGGTTGTGGTAAACTTACATTTCTTACACGTGTAAACCTTTTCTGCGGTCTCTTTTTTGGGTTCATCTTTGGGTACTTCCTGCGGTTTTTCTTCTGTAACTTGTTTGATTTTCCGGCTTTTCTGTAACCTTTTAATCAACTTCGGGTTGTCGGTTTCAAAAAATCCGTTTTCATCAAACGTGCATATCCTTACCATCTTGTCATAGTCGATAATTGCACAGTTTGGTTTGTATTGGAATTTCACGTTATCCCTCCTTTAAAGGAATAAAGGGGGCATATGGCCCCCTTTAGTTTACGGCAGTTTTATTACGGCAACCTTTACATTTGTAAGGGTTGCATCGCTTCCGGTTACGGCACAAGCACAATCAATTTCGCTTGCGGTATTCTTATACCGTACTGTTTCAAGAGGACCTATAATTGCGGAAGATTCCCCCACCACATCTACGGATAAAGTCCCGTAAACATTAGCAAGGTAATCTCCTGCAAGCACTTCAACCGTTGCGGTTGTGCCGGCTGTGTTGTTGTTCTCTACAAGGATAATAACCTTTTCGCCGGGCTTATCGCCTAATCCAACGGAAAAGGTTCCGGTTGCGGTGTATTTAGCCAACATTTCGCTACTGTTTCTTATTGCGTATGATGCAGTTATAGCCATTTATCTCACTCTCCCTTCTTTTATCCACCACTACTTTGTGCTTGTTCAGGTTCTTCATCGGTCGGTTTAACGGCAAAGCAAATCATTTCCTTAGGAACGATTACTTTTGCACCGCAAAGGAATAAACCTCTGTGAATGTCACCAAATCTGTTGGGGTGTCTGATTACTTCGCTCTGGTTAATTTGTTCCGCATAAGCAATGGCTTTCTTTGTCCTTACTAAGCAGTAAGAAACACCTTCGCTTTTGACTATGTTATTAGAAACGAAAATATCCAATCCCCACAGCGTCTTAACAAGTCCGGTTTCAATGGTCTTGCTGTTGTCGGTGTCGGTTACAATCTTGGCTAAAACAAATTTCTCGTAAACATCAGGGGATATTTCAAGATACTTCTTCTCGCTTTGCGGTACGTTTGCCAATCTCATAGCCTTGTCCGCGGCAGCAAGTAAGGCCCACGCATCAGCACTTGTAAACCCGTTCCCGTATGTGTTGTCAATAGCCTGTCCTTTGTCATACAGACCGAAAACAAAACTGTCTGCATAATCGGCTATTTTGTAAGCCGCATTCCTTTGGTGTGCGTTTAAAAACTCCTTGTCAAGTTCCATCTGCTTTTTGTCAACATCATCAATGTAATACTGGAAAGCCTTTGATTCTGTGATGTCAAGGTACTGTGCCGCACCGTCAAGGATCTGAGGCGGGTCCATATTTTCGTTTCTGGTGTACGTAAACAACTCAACTTCACCAGGGGTTAGGATTTTAACTCGATCGCCCTGAGATTTAATATCTCCCTCATACTGCCGATTTGAGTGTTTTACTGCAATAGCAACTTTTTCTCTCTCCTTCAATAGCCTTGCATGGGCTATCTCCGGTATAAATTCATATGCCATGATTCAAGTCACTTCCTTTCAAAAATAAAAAGCACCTTATTTCCAGTGCTTTCTCGATTCTTCTATCAGGTCTAAATTTTTCATAACCCAGTTCTGATNGCCCTTATTGGCATCGAACTGTTCACGGGAGATATACCCTCCCGTCTTGCCTTGTGTCTTAACCGAACCTGTTGAACTCTCCGCATTTTTGAAATTGGCTTGCTGTGTCTGATACTGTTGTTTTAGTAGCCTGTTCTCATGGATAGCGTAAGCACTCGCCAACCTGTGCCCCTGATTAACCAACTGCCACACCTCGGATGGTATCTGCTCTGGCTTCACATCAGGGTACATTTGCAGGAATTCAGCGTACATTTGTTGTTTGTATTGCTGTTCTTGCTGTTTCCGCTGTTCTTCCTGTCTTTGTTTCTCTGTCTGTGCTTTCCATTGCTCCAATTCATCCACTTTCAGGAGTTTTTCAGCATATTCTTTTGGGATATTGTTCTGTACCAACTCATTTAGCCTTTGTTGCTGTTCCCATTTCTGGTCATTCTCAATGAGTTGCTCAACGGTGATGCCAAATCTCTGCGCTTTTTGCTCTAAGTAGGATAAATGCGGATGGTTTTTAAGTTCGGTTTCATACTTCTGTCGTTCCCTTGCCAATCTGTCCTGAATAATCCGGTCAACATCGGCTTGACGGAACAACCTTTCCTGTTTTTCCTGTGGTGTTTCCTGTGGTGTTTCCTCTGCTGTTGCCTGTTCGCCTGCGGTGGCGTCAACCGTTTCAACCGCCGTTTCGGGTGAATCCTGCTGCATTTCTTCTCCGCTTGTAGCGTTCATAACTTCTTCTGACATGAAATTACCTCCCTCAGTTTTAAGCCGTGGTGGGCTATAAAATTGCCTTGTTTTCCATCAAAACAAGTAAAAAGGGCATAGAAAAAGCACCCCGAAGAGTGCTTTTGTTTGTTTATGAAAAAGCGGCTTCGTAGCC